TGTTAGCCGTGCTCAACAGGGGGATCTTTTCACCGCTGGTACCGAGTTCTCTTAAACCAAGGTATTGGATAACGGCCAGTGTGCTTGTTTTAGCCAGAATATCGCGACCGACTGACGTTAAATCAGTCTGAGCTACCGTATCCTTACCAGTGAAATAAGGCAGTTTGTTTGCACCAGTCGCAAGGCCAGCGAGCGCGGTTAAAGTTGCATCCAGAGGCTGTTTGCCTGCCAGCGCATTTGTCATTGTTGTCGCAAAGTTCGGGTCATTGCCAAGTGCTGCGGCAAGCTCATTCAGGGTATCAAGAGCTTCTGGTGATGAACCAACCAATGCGGATATGGCAGCTCTTACATAAGCGGTCGTAGCAATCTGCGTATTATTTGTGCCCTGTGCGGCGGTCGGCGCAGTAGGGACACCCGTTAATGCAGGGCTTGCCAAAGGCGCTTTGAGAGCCAGGGCATTGTTGATAGTTGTGCTGAAATTCGGGTCGTTATTGATCGCAGCCGCTATTTCTTTCAGCGTATCCAGTGTGCCAGGCGCACCGTTGATAAGTGCAGTTATAGCTTCCTTAACAAAGGCTGTATTTGCGATCTGCGTGCTGTTTGTACCTTGCGCTGCCGTCGGCGCGGTTGGCGTTCCTGTCAGACTCGGGCTTTCTATTGGCGCTTTGGTATCAGCAAGATCTTTTACAGACTTAACGGCTTTAGGGGTCGCCGCCATTGTTTCGCTGTCGCTGTTAGTTTCGCTACTGAGCTGAACTAATCCCTTTTGCGTTGTGCTTGCATCCTGCGCCGTATACTTGCTTTTTGCCAGATCGTAGGCTTTTTTAACCGCCAGCGAACTTGCCGCAACATCACTTCTGGTACTGGTTACAGAGTCTGAAATATCAATGCCGATCGTGCGGTTAATACGCTCGGATGTATCAATCATCTCCTGGGTAATGGCAGATACGCCAGCAGGGATATTCACCGTACAAACAAGCAGTTCCCCATCTCCCAACTGATATGAATCGGTATAGGTTCTGGTAACAAATTCAGCCGCATGAATATGTGACGCTGTATTAACCTGATAGGTATCCTCTCCAAGGAGATATCTTCCCTTCAGCACAATTGCATATTTCTTACCTGCGCTAAGTGCAAGAGAAATATCCTTACGATGCTGAATAGTTACCTGGTAGAATTCACCAATATCCACCGACGCCGCGCCTGCGGTTTTATCACCATCCACTGAGGTGATTAACAGGTTCATCCCACCGCCAGGCTTAGGTAAGAAACCGGCATAAAATCCCGGGTCAACAATCCCCCTGAATTTTCGGTTTAGCGCGGCTGACAGATATGGTTCGTGGTATTGCACATCAGCCACCAGAGCCAACGACTCGGGTGATGGGTAAGTAACTGATGTAACAACTGTAACGTCATTCATCAAGCATATCCTTATGCTGTTGTCGTGTTTATGGCCATAACTGCGGTATATGTTTTGCCCACATACAGCGAGTCTTCCTGGACACAAATAATGGCGATTGGCTTGTTCTCGTTATCCAGAACAACCAGAGTGTTGAATGGGTAGTTTTTCCCTTCCTGCAACTGGCTTTGATCAAGGTCCATTCGGACAGTAATTATCCCGCCTGAGTAGGTTGGGACGAGGTTGATGGTGCAAAATTGACTGGTCAGTTCTGCCAGATCGAAAGCCTTTGGCAGTTCTCCAATCTCATAAGTGCCATCTCCTTTCTTAGTAACCAGTGAACTGGTACCGAAAACGGCCTTGCTGATTAAAAATCGAGAGCCTTTGTTAATGGACGATTCAGCGCGCCGCTGATAGTAATAGTCCAACAACTGACTCTTATAGAGGTTTGTTGAGACGTCAGACATGATTTTCCCTAATCAATGTTGTGAAGCCTCATTGTAAGAGAAGTAACTTGTCACCCCGCCCTACGGACGGGGTGATTGTCAGGCGTCGCTATCCAGCAACAAATCATCTGCGCGTGTGCGATCAAACGTAGGTGTCGCTTTCACAATAGTGCCACCAGGCGTTGCGGTGATCGGGGCGCTAATCGACGTAACTCCAGTAAGCGAAGTTGTATCCGAAGTTTCAAACCAGCAGAATGCTTTTTCGGTATCAGAAATCTCGTTCAAAGTGATCATGTCGGCCTGTTCATTTAAAACAACCGACAAATAGAGCGTAAGCCCATCAAACACTATATGCAGTGGCAGTAGAGGCTTTACGAACTGATTAAACTTTCTGAGAATTTCTTCTGTAATTGCGGACTGATCTATCGTGCCAGTAATACCCATTGTCCGGGCCAGGTCGTTTATGGGAATACTGATCATCCCTCTGGAAGTCAGAAACATCTCGCCGAATGTGCCGCCGGTAGTCTCCAGTGTGCTTTCTGGTATTAGAACTGTGCCATAGGGATGACGCTCAAGGTCCACCGGTGCATATATCGGATCCCATAAAACAGAAATACCGTTAAATTCGCGGTAAATTGTCTGGTTTATAGGACGTTCAGTTCCCTTAAAGTGGATCTCATCAAGCCGCTGTTGTAACAACATCGGAACGGAAGATGAGTTCGAGGTTCTGATAGTAAAGAACTGGCCAAGTTCATTTGTCCTGGTCTCCAGATCCTCCTTGCTCATGGAGAAAATAGACTTCCGGTTGGTAATTCGCTCCAACCATGGGTCAACAAAGGTGTCCATCATTGACTGAACCAAATCAGCCAATGATTTATAGAGCAATGACTTTTGCTTAGCTGATGTAAGCCGGTTATTAAACCAGGAACGCTGCATCACTCCTCCTCATACGAAATATTAAAGGTGGAGTTTTCTGTATCCAGATAAACGAAATCGTAAAAGCCGTTGGACTCATTCCACTCGACAAATTCCAGATAAAAGTCGCGGAAATAACCCAGCGTTTCGATAAACGCCCAAACGTCTTTTTTCTTAATCAGGATGTACTTTCCGACGCGGTTCGGATCAAAGAAAGTTGAATCGCGCCCAAATTTTGTTTCCAGTGCCGACTTCAGCTCATCGGTCACATTCTCAATGGTCAGGCTTGCCGATATCCGTCCGGTGATGGTTATCTTAAATGGTAGTTTTCTGACCTCTTTATACGAGAATTTCTTGTTCAACTCATTCGGCACCTTCTTAAAGGCGGTCAGGATCATTTCTTCAAGCTCTGACTGACTTTTATTCGGATGCCATCCTGAAATAAATATCTTATTGATATTCTGAACATTATAAGCACCATCTAATTTCTCTTGCTGGCCTTCGCCCCATGCCTTTACCCAGGACAGCCCCGGGATGTTACGAACCAGAAAATACGTATAGTCCCCGCCCCATACGACCTGATCATCATAGGCAAGGTAATATTGTGCACGGTTACGTGTGATCTCCGTTGTTTCAGCATCGGTACCTGCGGTTATAGGTGTCGTTGTCTTAACTGAAATCAAATTAGCTAAATCAGCCGCAGAATCGACAGGCGTCAGGTTTTGGCCAGCAACCAGGGTTATATCGCCGTTGGTGCACCATACCTTAAGCGTAATTGTCGAACCTTCTGGCGGTATTTGCCCAATTAGCCCATCGCCGAATCGAACCCCCAACTGCTCGGATGGTTTATAAAACTCAACGTAGACCTGGCTTTTACTACCGGCTAACCGGAACATAGTGCTGGAAGACCACTGCGTGGTCTTCCCATCGGTCGTCACGAATACTTCCAGCTTATAGCAGACAGCAGTAAGAGCCTTTGATAACACGACTTCCAGAAATTCTTTGGCTGCCGTAACGGTATATGTCACCTCCTGGATTTCCAACTGTGCCACTTCTACCGTACCGGTGCCGTCAACCAACCTGCATACATCCATAGTCATGTAAGGGTACTGGTCGTCAGATATTAAAGGCATGTTTTTGGGGATTACCGCTGGGGCATCTTCACTTGTGGCGGTGATCTCAATCATCCCCGATGACGGTGTTGGCTTGGTACCAACATAACTGTTCGTTTCTGCCGCAGCCAGGATAGAGGAACGCCGCGTCGCGGTCGATATAAAGCCTTCAGCCAGCGCCGCATCGGCATACTGAAAGCACCTGTAGACAATCTGGGTAATAAACAATGTCAGCATCGAGACAAATTGAGAGCCGACAAACTTCGACCAGAATGAATCTTTCTCGACAAGCTCTTCAAACTCTGCACGAATACTGTCTTTAGTCGGTGTTGTTTTACTCATAGCACCACGTCCTGTGTGATAGTTATATCCCTGATACGAATGGATATTTTCAACTTATCAAAAGCATCTCCCTCGGCTACTGACAAGCCAGAAATCGGTATGTCAGGTAAATCTACCGTCAGTTTTTGCAACAGCATTGCCTCAACCGCAATTTGAACATGCGACAAGTTGGTCGGTTCGTGTTTAAACTGCGGTAAAACATTGCCCCATGACGGATCCCCGTATACCTCACCCTGATAAGTGTTTAGCCACTCATATAAACGAGCGCCCCAGGCCTCCTCCTGGGACTCATACGTTTTTACGCCGGATAACTCCAGCGTCAGTAAAGGATCAATTTCGTTATTGTTGGCCATCAATCAACTCTCGCGTAGTCATTCATCAACGGATCATCAATTGACAGTGGCACCGTGCGCATAACGCCCGGTTGAGGCGTGCTGACCTTTACGACAGTTCCCTGGCCTTTCGCCGAGTCTTTAGTGTGCTCTTCAATCCTGGCAAGCAATGAGGTCATCTGCGCAAACAGCCGCTTCGTTTCACCATCAAGTGAAACGGTATTATCAGCCAACTGCATTGTCGGCTTGGCACCGGAGCCGCCAAGGTCACTAATAACCTGTCCGTCTATCTGCATACGACCGGTTGGTTGCTGCAAATCGTTGGCGACAGTCGTCACCTGGGGCGTGGAGGCTGGTTGAGGAGAATTATTTGAGCGCATTCCCCGGGCATTAATGAGTTTGTCATACAGTCCATCAATCCCCATTTGTGCACCGAGTTGGTCAAAGTAACTTGAGTTGTTTGCTACCGGACGTGCCTCTTCAGCTGGCATAGGTGTATCAACATACACATTGCCAGCTGCCGTTACTGTCCCCTTTCCTCGTGCGCGTTCTTCGAGGGTTCCCTGGACGACTTCTCGACGCATCCCCCGGCCATTCATGAATTTGTTGACCAGATCGTTAACACCAACAGCATTACCGATTTTGTCTACCAGACCGCCCTTCTCAAACGGACTATCACCAGGGGTAAACGCCAGACCAGTAGACTGATCGATAACGGCGTTATCAGGCAGTGCCCCCCTTATTCCATATTGCGCTCCACCCTGTGCTCCTGCTCCAGGTGTATAGATTTCACCACCTAAATAGCGAGCACGATGAGTATTGACCTTGATCGCATACTCACGGTTTTCCTTCGATAAGTCACCTGTGCCTTTTTTCCAGTTGTTAATAGTCCTAAAACCAGCGTTATATGCGGTGATGGCCTCGTTCCAATCTCCCTTTGCTTGTTTCAAATACTTGCTCATGAGAAGAGCAGCAGCTTCTGCCGATTTTTCCGGATTAAACGAATCTTCCCGGGATAATCCAGTTTCCTTACGAGCAATGTCCGTAAACTGAAACATTCCTAGCGCACCAGTTTGAGATTTTGCATACGGATTGCCATTAGATTCAGTAGCTGCAATAGAATGAAGAGTGCCTTCTGGAAGACCATATTTATTCTCTAGTTCAGCAAAATACGGAGCCAACTTATCGAGATTTGCCTTACCTTCAGCGCCAAGACTTCCGACTTTCACATCCAAGTTGCCATTGTTGTAGGTATCCGCAGCTTTCTGAATGTCATTCCTAGTGCCAGTGGTATTAAGCGATGATGATGACGAGCTATTTTGACCAATAGCATTATCAATTTTCTGCAACGCGCTATTGCCCGTTTCTACGGCATTTGCATTGATAATCTGATTGGCAGTTTCTTTAGCTGTTTTATTGCTATCTTTCGCCGTGTCCAGTGCCGCATTTATCACGCGGGTAGCAATATTAGTCTGTTTAGCATCGGATTCAGTTTTAGAATTAGATGTCTCCTGGTGGCTATTAACCGGAGCTTTTAACTCTGGAGTGATTTCTTTTGCATTAGCCTCGCCGATCGGATTGGGTATTTTTGATACAATCATTGCCGCAGGGGTATTTTTAACGGCATCAACCGCTGCATCTAATGCTTTACCGGGTAAATTTTTAACCCCATCCAAAATATTACCAGCCGCCTCTTTAATGTGTTTCCCTGGGTTCTTAATGAAATCAATTGCACTATCAATTGCATCACTGAAAACCTGTTTCAGGTTATCGACAGTAAAGAAGTCTTTGATGGCATCCAGCTTTTCAAGCAGCTTATTAGATGTATCGCTAAACCATGCTGAAACAGCATCACCAATCTTTGCTGTGTAATCATCGAACTTGGTAGAAATGGTGTCGCCAAGGTTAGAAATATATATTTCTAAGTTGGTAATCCCATTATCAATGGCCTGGGCAATACTTTCCGTCGAAAATGATTGCAACATATTGCCGATATCCTCAAATCCAAGTGATTTGAGAACCTCACCAATGGCGCTGCTAATACCAGATACCAGTCCCCCCATATCAAGAACATTAGCTAACGTATAAGCGGCTTTTTGCTGGAATGATGGATCTTGTCCTGATTTAAGCCCAAACGCTCGACGTTGCGCTTCTGTATCATTCCAACCGGTTACCGCATCATAAATACCTCCAGCCACTGTGCCGACTAGGGGAATTGCGCGTAACGCCCCTTTACCAACTGCCTTTAATCCAAGTTTACTTGCTGCCCGGGCAGCCAAATCTCCGCCTTCATGGGCGAGAGTCTTCTTGCCACCACCGCGTAGCATTCCTACAAGTTTCTTTGCCCCTAGAGCGCCAAAAGCGAGTGCTCCAGCTTTTTTCAGCATGCCACGCCCCATTAACAACGACGCGACGCCACCGGCCCCCTTCCCTAACAGGCTAAATAGTTTGGACAGCAAGCCGCCCTTCTTTTTCCCGGTGTTTTTGGCTATCTGATCAAGGGCGCTGAGAATCTTGTCATTGCCCTCTTTAATTTCGCTGGTCTGCTCCTGAAGTTCCTGAACCGTCTGTTTTTGGGTGTTAACCTGAACGACATCGGCACTATTTTGCGATTTACGCCTAAAAAAACCTTTTCTACGGCTGTTATCGTCATTGCCACGAATCACATCGGCAATAGACTTTCTGGCACCATTAAGCGATCCACCAACTTCTTTTGATATCCCGCCAAGCTCCTTCCCTGCAGCCCACAATGGGCCAGCCACGGCATAACCTAACGCATCGACGGCACGAGTCTCTGAAGGGTTTCCTATGCCTTCAGCTACTTTTGACAGTTTTTTTAATAAACCTGATTCAGCATTTAGACGCTCATCATCCTCTTTGCGCCTGGCCTTTTCAGCACGTTCAGCACGGACATCTTCCGCTGCGGCCTTACTCCCTGACTTTCCAATAAAACGACCACGCGCATCGCGTTGGTTTTGGCTTTTTTGTGCACCGCCTTTTTGACCGAACATTTCGCGAGCGTGTTCGGCAGCTTCGGTCCGTTGCGCCTTTACATCTTCTGTTATAGCCTTCTTGCGTCGTTTTTTACCCTTTCGCGTAGTTGATTTGGCCTGCTGTTCCTGTTGAGCAACATCCTCCTGAACTACACGAGAAACGTCCCCTAAATTAAGCCGTTTCATTGCGTCAACAATAGGGGCTACTGATGGCGCTTTAGCCACAAAGTCAGGCCGGGAATTTTCGATTGTGCGATTTAATGCCGACACACTGCGAGAGACAGGACCAACAGTTGCAACGCGTCCCCCTTTCAAATCTTCAACAGCTTCCCGGATACCTGCAAGCTCTTCCAGCTCTTTTGCGCTGGCGGTTTCAACTGTCCTTATAACATCGTCAATGTTGGCGTTTTTTCTTTCCATGATCTTATCGCCTACCGTTTCGGTTTAAGTTTTTCTTCCAGCTTCTCCAACAGGAAAAACGCATAGGATTCAGTGAGCCTTTCAGCGTCCTGAATCGGTATACCCCCATACAAAACCAGGTTGGACACTAAGGTCTGATAGCTTTTCAATCCCCACCTGTGGAATGAAGTCGGTAGCCCGAAAGGGCACCCACAGACGGGTATACGCACCCTCTGTGGACTCCTTTTTATCCTGGTTTGGGCATTTATGCGGCGGGAGACGAAGACGCATTTCACCTTTATCGATGTAGCACGGTAAACCATGTTCGAGCTTTTCATGAGCCAGTCGGATGTGTGCCGCCAGCTTCATAAATTCAGTATCAATGGCCATCCGTTTAATCGTTTCATAACGACGCTCAGCCTGATCTTCACGAGTACCGCTAACATCGTTATAAAGCTCACACTGATAAGCGAATTCCCAAAAACGCAAATCAACGATCGCTTCTTTGAATTCCGCGTCGTCTTCAGGTGGCAATGCTGCACGGCGCATCTCCAGCATTTCCATTGCCCAACCATCAAGCGGCACGATACGCCATTGATAGGGTACGCCCTCTACAGACACCTCAATATCGTCAATGAACGGTTCCGCTTCCAAGACCTGGATATCTTCAGCCAGAGCATTCATATCGCAATCGTAATAATGCTCTTTACCGCAATGTTTACAGGTGTAGGTGAATGTCTCGACCGGTGTTTCACGGGAGCCGGTAAATATCCACCATAACGAGGTAATTCGGTCCTGCGCCGTCCATGTCAGGGGATCATGTTTCGCGGGTTCAGCCAGCAAGGCTTTTAAATACGCCGTTGTCTGTTGTTCTTGTTCCTCCGGTGTTATCGAGTTGAAACGCATCGCATCAGCAATATTTGGCTGACGGAACTGGATCAATTCAGTTGGCCGCGATGGTAGCGGGAAAAGAGGTAAAAGCATCCTTGCTCCTTAATTCAAAGAGAAAAGCTAAAGCCCAGAAGGGAAGCCAAAGAACTTGAGGATTGGTTAAACGTGCTGTGCAATGCGAAGGTCATTGGGAATGACTTAAATTCAGTAACCTGATCCCGCGCATAGGTGACATCGCCGGTAGTGACCGGGAATACCGTCATCTCATTTTCCAGTTTGGTTAAACCGGAAGACAGCAACCGATAAATACGCGCATTGAGCAAATATTTAGACGGTATATTCACGGTGCCGTCAGGATTGATCACCCGACTTTTTGCCGTATTAAACCAGTCAAAAACAAGGCCATCACCGGTATCCCTGACCATCATTGTTATCTGCCCAGGAGAACGCTCCGTTGGCTGAAGGATATTCCCTCCGCCGATTTTAATCGTTTCATATTCGATGCTGTAATCGTGGTAGGTAATGTCTTTGGCAAAGAAGTCTGCCCCCTCCAGTCCATCAACTTCGACAGAGAACTGCCATCCTTGCGCGAACAGCATTTTGTTCATGATGATTGACGTCAGCTTACCAACTTCCCGCTCACCAACGCCGGAGCCAAATAATGTCGTCGTTAATGCCGAAGATACATAAGACTTTACTGATGCAACATTAAGTCCCATATCAACGACCTCACTTCAACATGGATGAGAAAAGAACAATACCCGGGATAATTGCCCTTGTTGCGCTCATTTTCTCTTCCAGATCCAGCTTTCGCTGATACAGTGTGTTCTCGTCGGATAAATTGCTGGCATCGAGTTTCCCCGCGATAGATATTCTTCGCAGGCGATCTGTGTTAGGTATCGCGATTAGCACTTCCAGATAGTCAGAAAGTAACCCAATGATTTCAGATGGCACTTCCCCATTATCCAGATCCATATCACGTAAATTAGCCAGATATGACACATTCAGCGGGTATACCGCTCGATGAGTATCTTCAAGCTCGATATTCCCATCGTAAACATCGGAGTAGACAAGATCGCCGGTGTGATCTGTAACCGATACGAGCGCAAGAAAATCAGCTGGGCAAGCAAGTGATTTACAGGTCTGATCAGTGAAGCGTATCCGCTTGATGTGCCCCGCCCTATCCTGGTAGGTTCCCAATGCTTTTCTTAGCAGGGATTCCAGTAAAGCAGGTTCATCCGCAATCAAAGGTGTGAAGCGGGATTTGACGTCTTCGAGTAATTGTCGTGGTGTCATTGAAACCTCGTAGAATCTGGTGTGTTAACCGATTCTACGAGTAGTCATTTGTCCATTGAGTGGGAATATTGCCGTCTGGGAGCAATATGGTATCATTAAGTTAGAGTAGGTAGTGTAGATGGAATGAGGAGTATCATATGGTTATCACACAATCAGGTTGCTTTGAGTCAGGTTGTTTTGAGTAAAACAATAAAACGCCCTTTAATGGGTGATGCTGCCAACTTACTGATTTAGTGTATGATGGTGTTTTTGAGGTGCTCCAGTGGCTTCTGTTTCTATCAGCTGTCCCTCCTGTTCAGCTACTGACGGGGTGGTGCGTAACGGCAAAAGCACCGCCGGACATCAGCGCTATCTCTGCTCTCACTGCCGTAAAACATGGCAACTGCAGTTCACTTACACCGCTTCTCAACCCGGTACGCACCAGAAAATCATTGATATGGCCATGAATGGCGTTGGATGCCGGGCAACCGCCCGCATTATGGGCGTTGGCCTCAACACGATTTTCCGCCATTTAAAAAACTCAGGCCGCAGTCGGTAACCTCGCGCATACAGCCGGGCAGTGACGTCATCGTCTGCGCGGAAATGGACGAACAGTGGGGATACGTCGGGGCTAAATCGCGCCAGCGCTGGCTGTTTTACGCGTATGACAGGCTCCGGAAGACGGTTGTTGCGCACGTATTCGGTGAACGCACTATGGCGACGCTGGGGCGTCTTATGAGCCTGCAGTCACCCTTTGACGTGGTGATATGGATGACGGATGGCTGGCCGCTGTATGAATCCCGCCTGAAGGGAAAGCTGCACGTAATCAGCAAGCGATATACGCAGCGAATTGAGCGGCATAACCTGAATCTGAGGCAGCACCTGGCACGGCTGGGACGGAAGTCGCTGTCGTTCTCAAAATCGGTGGAGCTGCATGACAAAGTCATCGGGCATTATCTGAACATAAAACACTATCAATAAGTTGGAGTCATTACCCAGGCATGTGTACGATATGCCCAACCCTGTTTTTCAGGGGAGGCGCAACGTTATGCGGGGGTTATGAACTCCTGGATGCGTAGCCTCCAGACAGAAAAAACCCTCGCCACAACGTTGCATGGAGGCAACCAGCGAGGGCATTCCTTATGTCTGAACAACAAGAGGATAGCCGCAAGCAGTTGCTGTTGCAAGTGTGCGGAGCTTCGTAATGACTCTTCAAAAAGCTTGCAAGTGGGTTGTGACCAACATCATTGTTCCTGTCATCATCGGAGCTTCAAGTTCTGTGTTGGCATCAGTGATTGCCTCACTTCTCCACATTGCATAACAACATTGAAGGGCGTTAGTTCGCAGTGTAACAGCAGCGCGTTGCGCCCGAACAGGCCACAGGGTAAAACCTGTGGCCTTTTTCGTTTTAGCCAGCCACAAATCCACATTGAAAAACGCCTTATACAAAAAAACCTGCCAGCTAACTGGCAGGTTTCTGAGCAGATCGACCAACCCGATCTGGATCGGACTGGAAAAATTTGCTCTAATAAATTTCGTTTTCTAAGTGCAAAGAATCACCATTTCGAGCTGGTGATTGAAGGTTGATGCAAATTTGGAGAAAAAATGCAACAAACATTCTATGCGGATATGAATATATCAAACCTTCATCAAAATGTCGATCCTTCAACCACTCTGCCTGTTATTTGTGGTGTTGAAATTACGACCGACCGCGCTGGCCGTTACAACCTTAATGCTCTACACAGAGCGAGCGGACTCGGTGCCCATAAAGCGCCAGCTCAATGGCTAAGAACGCTGTCAGCCAAACAGCTCATCGAAGAGCTTGAAAAAGAAACTATGCAGAATTGCATAGTTTCGTTCGAAGGCCGTGGCGGCGGCACTTTTGCCCATGAATTGCTCGCTGTGGAGTACGCAGGCTGGATTTCTCCCGCGTTTCGGCTGAAGGTAAACCAGACATTTATCGACTATCGAGCCGGAAGATTACAACCTGCTATTCCGCAGAGTCTCCCTGAAGCTCTCCGTTTGGCTGCCGACCTGGCAGAGCAAAAGCAACGGCTGGAGCAAAAAATGCTGATGGATGCACCTAAAGTCGAATTCGCCGAACGCGTTGCTACCGCCAGCGGGGTTCTAATCGGCAACTATGCCAAAGTGCTCGGCCTGGGCCAAAACTATCTCTTCACCTGGTTGCGTGATAACGGAATTCTGATCGCAACCGGTGAACGCAGGAACGTCCCCAAACAAGAATACATATCCCGTGGGTATTTCACCCTTAAAGAAACCGTGATCGATACAAGCAATGGAAGCAGGATTTCTTTCACGACTCGTATAACCGGCAAAGGTCAGCAGTGGCTGATGAAGCGATTGCTTGATGCTGGTGTGCTGGTACCTGTCGCGGCAACGCGCTAACAGACGTAGTAAGAACCACCAGCATTGTAATGCTGGCTAAAGTCACTTTCCTGAGCTGTATAACGATGAGCGATTTTACTTTTTCTGGCTATGAATTGGCCTGCTTTGTAACACACTCCGGTCTATCCCGTAGCGCCGGGCATATCCTGTCGCAATGTGCAAATCTCGCGGCAACAACCAGTGAATACTTCATTCACAAGCCTCACCGCCTGATCGCGGCAGAAACTGGTTATAGCCAATCAACCGTCGTTCGTGCATTCCGTGAAGCTGTAAACAAAGGAATTCTGTCTGTAGAGATTGTTATCGGCGATCACCGTGAACGTCGCGCTAACCTGTACCGGTTTACACCATCCTTTTTGGCCTTCGCACAACAAGCCAAAAATGCGCTGATTGAAAGCAAATTAAAGATCTCTTCAGCGGCAACCAAGGTTAAAGCTGTTCTCGCTAAGACATTGGCTTTATTTAATTTTTTATCCACACCCCCATGTCAAAATGATACCCCCTCCCCCTGTCAGGATGACGTGGCAATAAAGAATAAGAAGTCACAAATTAAAAAAACAAAAAGATCAGTTTCCGGCGGTACCGGAACGACCAGCCTCAAAAAACTGACTTCATGGATCGCTGAGGCAAAAGCAAAGGCTGACAATCTGCGGTTATCCAAAAAACGCGCTCAAAAACATGAGTTCAAGCAGAAAGTAGAGGCGGCAGCGCGGAAATATGCTTACCTGAAGAACAAGCGTTCTCCTGATATTGGCTGGATATCAAACTTCGATAATCTACCGCATTGCATGACGGTAAACGAAGCACTTAATGCGGTATTAGCCAAAAATAAAGATAACGAACAATGGGGTATACCGGTAGGATTCAGAGGGTGATAGATTGCTCTAATTATAACCATGCATACTTTCAACACCTCTAGTTTGCCATGAGGAAAACTCATAGGCGTCCTGGTAAGATGACGTAGTTAGCAAATCAGAACGTCCCATTATTGCAATTAATAAACAACTAACGGACAATTCTACCTAACAATAAGTGGAGTTAACATGTTGAACCGAAGAACATTTAATGTATTCTGCGATGAATCCTGTCACCTACTAAATGATCATAATAAAGTCATGGTATTGGGTGCGCTTTGGTGTCCTGGCACTATCACAAAAAAAATTGCTAGAGACATCAAGGGATTAAAATTAAAACACAATTTAAAACCTGATTTCGAAATCAAGTGGACTAAAGTATCTGCGTCCAAAGTTGAATTTTACTTAGAGGTCGTAGATTACTTCTTCAGCAACCCAGCATTGCGCTTTAGAGGTGTTGTTGTTCCTGATAAAGAGCAACTGGACCATGCTCGATTCCATCAAGATCACAATACTTTCTATTATAAGATGTTTTTTTATGTCTTAAAAAACATAATAGAAAGTAACAACACATACAATATCTACCTAGATATAAAAGATACTTTAGGTATTGAAAAAATTGAGAAATTAAGAGGAGTTCTTCACAATGATCGCTATGATTACAATCATGAGTCGATAAACAGAATTCAACATATACGATCTCATGAAGTGCAACAATTGCAGCTAACGGATCTTTTCATTGGTGCGTTAGGCTACGTTCATCGAGGAATGAATAGCAACGCGGGAAAAATCCAAGTCATAAACAGGATAAAATCACATACAAACAGGGAGTTACTAAAAAGCACTCTTCCAACAGAAAGTAAATTTAATATTTTCGTGTGGGAGGCTCGCTGATGCTTCAAATGCCAGATTTATTGTACTTCAATGGAAGTTGGCAAGAGTATATAGACGATGTATATGATGTTGTTAGAGAAGATATTTTAATCTCTAATATAACGTTTAAGGGTCTCCCTGTTCGATTACGTTATTCACCGGAATATGATGGGAAAGAGTTCGGATTTTGGCATTTAGTATCAGAGGGAAAAATAGAAGAAGAACGAATACCTGATCTTGAACGGTGTAAGCGGATCCGCTGGATCGCGCATATGATAAGGAATTATGACCATTGCGATATATCATGTTGGTCTGAAAGACGAGGACCAACTGAAGAGTGGGTAATCTGGAACGAGTGTGAAAACTACGTTGTTGTGCTATCCGCACGTAGAGACTATTGGCTTCTCAAAACAGCCTATGTTGTAACCTATGACAGTAAAATCAGAACACTCAAACAAAGCAGAAAAAGAGCACTTGGGACATAAAAAAGCTGAACCCGACACATATTGCTATGTATCGGGTTCGATCGCTCTTTCTACGCATGGTAGATGAGTAAGGTAAATCTAACCGATCTACTTTAGCTTTTCAATAGCTAGCTATAACTTTCCGCACATATTCTTCTGATAATTCCAGTATGGCGGTTGGGTTTTCTTATGCTTTCCTGCGCAGAGGCGCACACTTATTCAGCAATAATAAATGTAATTCTTTGTTATCCCTAAGTATTTCGACACACCAATATCGTAACGTGTTCACTTGAACCACGGCAGCCTGGCGGCTGCAAATTGAAAACCGCCCCGGTTCGTCCTGTTGTTGCCGC